TCTTTGGTAAAATCTTTTAACAATGGTCGTGATAATTTAGCTACTGCTAATAATTCATTTGTATCATTGTATAAACCTATAGTTGTAATGTATACTTGAGGATTATTAATAAAATTAGAATATAATACTTCACCTGTTGAACCCGAAATAAATGAAGGGTTTTCTGAGTAATTAAATTCTGAGCTTCTAGGTCTTACGAATACATAATCTGAAACTATAGTTTCTTGAGAATTTAAGGTAAAAGTTGCTCCTGAACCAGTAATAGCTTTAAATAATGATGTATTAGGACTAACATTGGGAGCAGCAGAAGCAGTAGCCGAACCACTATATTGAAGACCAATTCCTCCACTTACCGCAAAATCGGCTAATGCTAAAGGATTTAAAATAATAGTTCCAATATCTGGTAGTAACCAACCATAAGAACCTGAATTAGCAGAATAACCATCAGAAGTATTTCTTGAAGAAATTGTTGCTCTTACACCCGCTGAACCTGTAATTAATTGAAATACACGTCCTGCGGCTCCAAAAACTACTGAAGATACATAATTACTATTATCTGTTAATTTAATTGATCCTGAACTTCCTGATAGGTTTAAAGTTAATGAACCTAAAAATAAAGATTCTTTATAAGCTGCTCGTTCAATAGGTAAAGCAAAAAATTCAGAAGATGTAATAGTACCAAATATAAAATTTGTATTTTCATCACCTATAGTTAAATCTTGCCATTGCCCAAAAATAGTTGAGGTTGGGGATAATCCATTTACAGCGTTGTTATAATTAGCACTTCCACTACCATTAGCATTGCCATAAGCAATAGCAAACTGAACAGATTGAGTAGTGGCGGCATCAAATACGTTTAAATAATAATCACCTGAACTTCCATTTTCCTGTACAGATGAAGTAAAAAATGTTGTTAATGTAGGACTATCATTAGTCCAACACGTAGAGGATATAGCATCCGAACTTACTAAAAAATCATCAGCTTCTAATCTTTTAAATGACATGTTTTTATATAATTATTAAACTTTAGTTATTGTTACTGGAATTGTTAAACGGGCTCCGCTATCTCTACCCTCAATAGTTAATGATGCTTGTAGTTGAGTATTCGAACCAAATAATGTATTGATAGTTGTTGCCGTCATATTAATTGTAGTACCTACTACAGTTCTTGATACTGAAGTACCAATAGTTGTGGTTTGATTAGCTAAATTTAAAGCAGTTACATCAGGAGTATTAATACCTACTCCTTCAAATGTATTAAATAATCTAATATCTGAGATAGTAGCTGTGTAACCTGCTGTTTCAAATGTATTACCACCTAAATAATTTAATGTTTGAGGGGTAATTGCTAATGAAGCACCTTGTTTTAAAATAATATTAGAATATCCAATATCTAAAATAGGCATTTTTGCTGTTCCACGAGGTAAAGTTACTAACTTATATTTCATGGTTTGAGTAGCTTGAGGAAATGCCTCTAATAAAGGCATATTTTCAATTGCTTGACCATAATAAGCAGAACCTGATGGATTATTAGGATTGTAAAGCGTATAATCAATTTCATCATCTGCTAAGGCAAATTGTGTAATTTGAAATTGACCATTTTGTTGAGCAAGTAATTGACGTCCTACATCCGTTAAGATTGCGTCTACTGTTACTACGGTATTATTTAAATATCCCATGTTTTTATTTTATTTTATTATAAATATATTAAATTTCAATTATGTTGTAGAAATTAATCCTTTATTTATAAGATTTTCTACTATCGATGGTAAATTTTGTTGAAGTAATGGAGAAGGATGCGATGGAAGGATTAATCCGGGTCCTATTAATGTTCCAGGACTATTAATTATTAAATTATTTATTGAAGGTATCCATCTTCTAATAGCAAAATAATTAACATCAATAGCTGTTGTATCTACTGGATTAACTAAAAATATATGAAATAAACCTGTACTTTGATTAAATGAAGCAGATGAAACTAAACTAACTAAATTTTCATTTCCTTCAAATCTAATTTCGTCATATGGTTGAAAAGATAAAACTGGGGGAGCGTTAAATCCACTACCCGTTATTGGTGTTTGTTGGTAAGAACCATATAAAACTCCTAAAGTAGCACTTGAAGTTAATACAGAGGTGATAGTACTACCTGTAGTAAAATAAGGTTTATTAACAGTAACATTATTTAATATAGGATCAATAGTCCATGTATTAGTATCTACAGTTATATTTGCGGCTGTTGTTCCTACTGTTGTATAATATTGTGATCCAGAATTAAGAAATACACTTGATGTTATTTTTAATGTTATGGGAACTCCAGGAGCTAATGCTGTTTGAATTTTTTGAGCTATTATATTATTATTTTCCAATAATCTAACTGTGACTTGTGTATTTACCGCACCTATATTTTCAACATCAAAAGAGGCACTAAAAGCAGCTCTTACTGGTGATGTATTTTGAACAGTATAAACGTTTGTTATATTATTAAATCCACTTGCTTGGTCCGTAATAGCTGTAAAGCTAGCAGTGATAGTAGTTCCTACTGTGGGGTTTGGTCCTGAACCTAAAGCATCAAATCCATAAGGTTGAGTATATAATCCAGGAACAATATTAAAAGTTAAACTAGAATAAGAACCACTAACTAAATGATCTGTTCCTAAAGAACCAGTATCCGAATATAATATTGTTTCCCCTAATACTGCTGGTTTATATACAGTAAATTGAGGTTGAGTTAATCGTGAATTATTTGTTGGGGATAATACTACAGAAGAATCAGCACCAAAAGCATCTATAAAATTAGGTAAATATGGTGAACCAGAGGTTTCAGGTTTATATACAGTACCTATTTCATCAACTAAAAATCCTATTACATAATTACCACTACCCGATCTCGTAGCTAATGTATTTCCAAATCCACCAGGAGTATAAGCAAAAAATGAAGTTAATTGTTCAACATTAGGTATTTGACCTATTGTGCTTCCAGTAGTAGCCGGTAAATTAAATCCTGCTGAAGTAGAACGAGAACCATTATATCTTGGATTAATAATACGAGCTGTGGTGTAATTAGAATCAGGAACTGTTGCTCGAGTAGCACTACCACTTAAAATAGCTTGTTCATTTACCGCCGTTATAGCATTAGTAGTAAAATCAACGTCCATATATTTAGAACTAGGTCTATTTACTTGAGCATCATTTTGTATTACTAAACAATCTGGTTCAATATATGATTCAAATATGGTAATATTAGTTGCTGTTAATGTAGCAACGTTTTCCGCATAAAAATATAAGGGGGTTATTACTTGTTTTAATTCTAACTGATTAATTGTGTTTGAAATTCCATTTCCTAGGGTAGAATTAATATAATAAATATTTCCAGCATTATCTTGTAATCTAACCCCCCCTGCTCCTGTGCCACCTAAATTATTTTCTGTAAAGGAAATATAATAGGTTTTATCAAAATTAAAATCAAAATCAGGATGAGTATCAGTAAAAACAAATGCTGGATTTAATAAAGTTCCTAAAGAAGCAGTAGTATAAACTTGAACTATTTCCACATTACAATCACTTAAATCTCCATTAGTTACTACTATATTAGAACCACTTAATTGGCCATTAAAAAATTCTTCTTGAGCAGATGATGTAAAAGGAACTGAACCACTTAATGATGGTGTTGAACCATACCATACTTGGTCTATATTAACAGCACCTGGATATGTGTATACTGAGGATGTTTGCCCAAATAATTCAGGCATTGAACCTCCGTTTGAACCTTCTGTGGTTCCTACATCAATTGAACCCGTAATTGTTTGGTCTTCGACTACGTAAGGAATATTAGTAGAACCACTACCTACAAAAGCAATAGAGGCAGAGGTTGTTGCTTGGGGAGTTCTATATCTATTTCTATCTAATAATGTATTTTTAATTATTATACCCGATGCTAAACTTGTTCTTGCGGGAACAAAATCAGCAAGCATTTTAAATAATGAATTATCAAAAAATTCAATTAATCTAATATAATCTAATTCTTGGTAATTTGAAACATATTTTTCAAAATATGAATCTCTTATAGCATCTAAATCAGGATAGGTATCTAAAGAGGAAGATTGAAATCTAGGATCTCCAATTACCTCTCCTAAATTAAAATAACCTATTTGAGAGTTTATATCTTCATTTATTTCGTTCTGTGGTGAAAAACCAATTTCAACATAATCAATATCTTTTGTATAACTAGAACTTACTGAAGGAAATTGTTGAATTGAAACAAAAGGAGATAATACATCAGCATTAGGAATATTTGAATTACTACTACTATAAGGTAAAACAATATTTTGTTGTTTTATTTTTTGAGAAATAGCATTTTGAATACCTGCTGGAACTTGGTCAAAATAGAATACCTCAGTATTATTAATATATTCACCCCCTGAGCTTGTGAAAAAATTACTATTAGAGGCGAATGAAGAAGTAGTAACCCAAGAACCTGTTATTTTAGGATGAATAGAAATAGAGGCAGTATATAATTCACCCCCTAAAGCCGCTCTAAAAGCTAAATATTCACTGGATTCAATAGAACAAGGGTTCATTACATAAGCATCAAAATTATCCTCAGATATAGGTTGTGTATAATACCTAATTTCTTGTAATGAACCCGTAAATACTTTACCTGATAATGAGGAAGATATACCAAAATAAGCTTGAGTGCTATTATTCCAAGAAGTAGCAGATGAGGTTACAGAAGATGATGCTTCAAAACTTATAACATTTCCGTCCTCACCATCATAATTTTTATTTTTGGCATATAATATATAATTATTTCCACTTTTATTTATTAAAACAGACCACCAACCCTTATTATAAAAGGGTAAATATACGCTTGCTGTATTGTTTGGGGTTGTTGGGTCTGGGGTAAAATCTAATTTAGCATATTGATATTCTAGATCTATTATTGAACCTGAGTATGAACCACTTATATATCCTGAACCAGTATATTTAAGAATTAAACTTACATTTTGATTTGTTTGCCATAAACTTTGAGAGGCAACACTAGCTGTATTTTGGGGTAATCCATCTGTTTTAAATCTAAGTTCTACAGATTGTGGATTATCACTTGTAGCCCCCCAAGTAGAATTTAATACAAATGAGGAACTAATATAAGAAGATCCACTTGTATAAAAAGCATAATTAAATTGATTTTGCCAATTATCAAAAGAATTTATATCTTTATCTTTACCTCCAAACTCATTAATTCTTAAAATAGTGTCAGTAATACCAAAAGTAGTAATTAAATCCCTTAAACCTGCTACTGAACCTTTTTTCTTAAGTAATAAAGGTAAATTATGATATATACGTTTATATCTTTCTTTATTTATATCATCAGTAGGAACTAATGAAGAAGTAGCAGAAGAGGTAACATATGTTGTTATATAATCAAGAAATGAACCTGTAGGAACTGGGAATTGAGTAGTGGTAAATGGTAAATTAAATAAACTACCAGATGGGGTTATACCAATTAATGCTTGATAAAGATCATTTGATGAAAAATTATTTTGATAAATTTTTACACCCATATCCCTTAATATATCAGCAACTAAATCTTTAGATACACCATAATTTAATCTGTTATCAGCATTATATTTGTTAGTAACATCCTGTAAATATATAAAAATACTATCAAAACTTTGTCCAATCATTTCAACAAATAATTCAAAATCATAATTGTCTGAATTATCTAAAATATATGAAGGAATAGCTAATGTTAAAGCATTATTATTTTCAAGATCATATTCTTCGGCTACAAGTGATTGAGAAACAAACCATTGAGAACCACTAGTTGATGTAGTAGAAAAATTAGTATATGGGGGTGTATTACCTGTTTTAGGCCAAGCTGTAGAGGCAGAAGTATAATACAAATAATATTCGTAAGGATCAAAAGTAGTAATTATTTCATCTATTTTAGCTTGCCATACTATATTACTTGAAGAAACATAATAAGATCCACTTGACGAACTATTAGAAAAACTAGCACTATAAGTATATTGTTCTAATAATTGTAATTTATAATAAAAATTTTCAAGTCTTGTTTGAGCCGAAGAAAAATGTATAAAATTACTATAATCAGAATAATCAATATTAATTGATAATCCTTTTTGGGCTAATAAATTATTTAATTGATATTGTAAACTTCCTGTCCCTTGAGCATATGAAGAGGTAGTGGAGGTTAAATTTGTATAGTTAGTATAATCTGTAGAGTTATTTATAGTATCACTTACAGATAAATTGAAATTGGGACGATTAATATATATATTATCTCCTATATCACTAAAAGTAGGAGTAATAGAAATATTATATGCTAAAGAATTAGCTATTTGTTGAACAACCCAACATTGAGTTTTTAATGTAAATTGTTCTGGGAGTGGTTCATATAATTTAATTAAAATAGTAGGATCATCAACATTTGTATTATCTAATAAGATATTATTAGCAATAATTAACTGATTATCTCCAAAATCTAAATAAAAATCTACATATCCTAATGGTGCGGTTTGGATTTCATTAATAAAATCATTAGTTAAAGCTACAACATCTATATTTGGTATTTCAGTAGTATTTAACCTAATTTCAGTTCTATCCGAACTAATTTCATCAATGTAATAAGTAGATAATGGGTTTGATCCTAGTTTTCTTTTAAGAAAATTATATAAAGTATTATAGGAACCTTGTTCATAACCATAAGCAGCTAAATCAGCTACGGGGTCTATTGATACTTGATTATCAATTAATTTATATCCAGGAAAACCAAATATATTAGAAACTATAATATTTCCTCCTAAATCATAAACATAATATTCAATATAGTCTGTGGTAGGATCAAAAGATGTTTCTACTTCTGTAGATACAATTAAATTTAAATCATTTGAAGAATATTCTTGAAATTCAAAATTATTTGGATTAAGGGGTAATATGTTTATTATTTCAGCCATTTTATATGCTTCCAGATATTAGTTGTTGTTGTAAATCTAAATTTTCTTGTCTTAACTGAGTTATTTCATCTATCAATGCTTGGATGGTATCATCTGTTGTTGAAGAAGATCCAATATATTCTTGACTGGTTTTTATAAGATACTCATGAGAATTTGTTTCTCCAAATTTAGGTATTTGAAAAAATATTTGTTGATAATTTTGAAAAAATTCAGCTGTAGATATAGTAGGAGCAACAATATTTAAAGATGATGTTGGTTGAACCAATTGTGTAAAAGAAGTATCAATTACCTTTTGATATTGGTTTTTATCATATACGGGTTTAAATAAAGTTATAACAGCCATTATCCATTTATTACTTTAAAGTAGTATTGATCATTAAATACAACTGTTGAACCACCTATAGTACTTTGAATTAAAATAGTATAATATCTTTCTGGTTGGAGAAAATTCATATATAAATCAAAATAACTAGAAGAAGCATCAGCACTTAATTTAGTATAAGTAGTATCAAAATCTATAATATATTCGTTTGTTTCTAAATCTTTAATAGCATAATACGATGCTGTAGGTAAGTAAAAATTATTTAAATAAACAGAAGAAGTTTGCCATACTTGAATTGGGAATTCTGGGCGAGCGTTTATTCTGAATCTGTTAATACTTTCACTATAAAATACTCCGGGATTTTGAGCTATAGTAACAGTAGCAGGTAATGTATTTAAAATAGTTTGAGTAGAAGAACCTGTATTAAACACAAAATCTTTCCAACTAATTTGTAAAGCTGGTGGGTATATTGTATTTGTATCAACAGAAAAATATTTTAATTCTGGTTGGTAGTTTTTGTTGTTTACAAACTCTAAACGCTGTTTTAATAAAAAACCATAATTTATAAGTTTAGTAGCAGGGATTGTACCTGAACCAGTAGCCCATGCTTTAACAGTATTAGTTACATCTAAATTAATATCTTTATCGGTTCTATAAGAAAAAGTTACAGAAGAAGTATATTGAGAACCAGTATACCAAGTTCCACCTCCAGTAGGTACAGATGAGGTAAACGAAGAAGTAGCACCACTAACTGGTGGGATTGTCCATGTTGTACTTCCTGAAAAGTCTGCCCATATCCAACTACATCCATCTGTTGAAATAGGATCATCTAAATAACGTCCTGTTCCCATATCCCAGTTTTGAGCAACAGGAAAACATTCAACAGTAGTTGTTGTGGATAAACCAGTAGCCGTAGCTATAAAGCATTGTAATTTAGCATTCCAACTTCCTGTAGAAGTTGTAGATCCCGAGTTAAATAAAGCATCAGGTATTAAATCAATAGCTGAAGCTAAATCATCATTAGAGAATTGAACTAAAAACCTACTGGTTTGAGGAGAGGGATCTGAATAAGCAAAAGTTGTAAGAGTTGCTTCTACAATTTCATCTAATCCAGTATTCATATTAGGGAATAATGAATATAGTGTAGCGTCTTTTTCGGGGAATATTTTTAATACTGCCATTTTATTATAAATTTACTACCCTTCCTTGGATATCTTGGTTTGGATATTTAACTTCAAAAATACTAGGATCTAAAGAAGGATAAATCACATTTGATGCTGTAGCAGCGGGAATAGAATAAGCATATTTAGAATATCCTAAATTTTCTCCTACTAAATTAGAAATAGTAATATTTTTTACTGTTTGAACACCTTCAATAGCATCCAATAAAATATAAATATTTCTTAAAATAATAGGTTGGTTAATTGCCCATTTATCAATAGCAAAATAATCTCTTAGTGCTAAAATACATTTAGATAATACTTCATTACTATTAAAATTAGGTAATATAATAATATCAAAATTAACTCCTATATTAACAATAAAAGCATCTTTAATATTAACAGAATCATTAACCATTCTATATTGAGATAAGTATGTAGTTAAATTCTGTTTTAAGGCGGGTGATGCTGTGGTTAATTGGTTGTTTACGTTATATGACAACACATACAAGTCTAATACGGACTGAGATTCACCTGCTGATATTGATTGTGCTTTTGTAGGTTCAATATATGCTTTAGAAACAACTCCATATTTAGCAGGCATCGATAATGCTCTAACTAAATAATCATCTTGAGTTACGTTACGTAATTGTGAAGCAAAATTAGCAGAAGAATTTTGTCTAAGTTCTTCTATTGAATCACCATCACCTCCTCCATCAGCTGCTTCAGGATTAGTTACTCCTAAACTATTGAAAACATAATTAGCTGTTACCGGAGTTAAATTACTATTTAAAAATTTAGCTGTTCCTGTAAATACATTTAATGAATTAGCAGGAACATTAGATATAGCACCACCCCCCGTTAAATATTTTACAGTTAATGTAGTATTAGAAGGTGCTATTCCATATGTTTTAGTAAATAAAAAGTTATCAGGTGCGTATGCTGTTGTAAGTTTTGATTTTTCAAAAGGTAAACCAATACCTACATTATTTGGATTAGGAATAATTTCCTCATCAGTATCATTTGTTGTACCTGATCCAAATTGGATTTGTAATGAGCCTGAATTTAAAAATCTTGTTACAAATCTACGTTGTACCTTTTCTAATTTTAAAATATAAGGAGTATCTCCTGAGTATTGAGATAGATTAGGATCATTTACATTAGTATTTTTTATAGAATCATATACCATTTCCTGACCTAGATAATCTACTTCATACCATTTATTATCATCGGTATCTATAATATCTAATATTCCTACAATTTTATCTGTATTAATTTCTACTGTTGGAAAAGGAACAGGTACAGCACCAAATCCAAATTCAGTTGTATTAATTGTTGAGGAAATTGCTTTTCTAGTTTTCTTTAAAAGAAAATATGTTGGAGTAGCTCCTGTTATTTCATAAACAGTAACTTCAGTAGGATCTCCAGAACTTGATACTGAGAAATCAATAGGATCTTCAATTAAAAATGGAATTTTATTTGCTGTATTTTGAGTAACAGTTGAATTTGGTTCAACGTACAAAGCATAGCTAAAATCAGGAACAAAAACTGAACCTGAAGGTAATGCTGGTACTTGTTGGTAAAAATCAATAAATGTAGTAGCTACTTGGGTTACATTTGGTTTATAACCAAACATATAAGCTAATTCATATAAATTATTTGTTTGGCGAGCATATTGTAAATAAGTTTCTTGTAATTGATTATCTAAGTAAAATGATAGAACATCACCAACATAGGCAGCCATTTCCATAAACATTATTCCTGGAGATGACGGGGTAAAATCATTATAAGTTGTTGGGAAATAAGTTCTAGCATAGTTAATTAAACTAGCTCTTAATTCAGTAAAATCTTTATTAATATAAGATATATTTCTTCTGGTAGCCATTATGTAAATTGGATTTCGATTGTGTCATTTATTCCCGTATCTTGAATAGAATATGTTAAAATTACGTTTACTTGATTATTGTCAGTATTGGGTAGAATTTGTAATGATTCTATGATAACATTTGGAAAATAAAGATTTAAAGATTCTTGTATATCTTGTTTTAAAAAATCTAAATTACCACTAGTTATTTGTTCAAAAACAAATTTTCTTAAGCTTCCACCGAATAAGGGATTTAAATATCTTTCTGGTTGGTTGGTTAGGAAAAAATTAATTAGATTATATTTAATAGATTCTTGAGTTGTATATGTAGTTCTAAAAACACCCGGAGCATTAAAAGGTAAGGCAATACCTACACCAACACTTGGTTTAGTATCTAGGGGAAATATTCTTTTAGCTCCAAATGCCATTATCTACCGTTCATTAAAGACATAATTTGATCTAATCCTACACTACCTTCAGGCAAAGCACCATTAGTAGTATCAACGGAACCTTGAGGTTTAAACTGTCCAGCATAAGCTGAAGTAGCTGCTCCACCATTTTGCATTTCCTCTAAAATACCTCCAAACATAGCTTGTCTTTCTGCTGCTGTTAATTTTTTAGGGGATTCAAGGTGTGGTTGAGCATAAGTGTCTCTAATTGACTCCGTAACAATTGTTTTAGGGGCACGAACAGCTTCCAATAGAATATCTTTTAATTCTTCTTGAATAGCTTCCTTTACTGCCTCTTTAATAATTTTTTTAAAATCTGATGGTTTCATTGTTTATAAATATTAAGTTAATAAGCTTTTAAATTATCTCTGTCTATTATTAGTTTTAATTCGTTAATTAAAGTTAAATTATCTGTTGTAAATGATAGTTCGGTTTGTATTAAAACAATTCCTTGTTGATTTTTACCAAGTGCTCTTCTACGAGTTACTGTTGGTGTAAAAGGAACTTCCTCTATATCAAGGATAAAACCCTCATATGTTGTTTGATTTATTGTTTGTTGAGCTTGTGATTGAGCATTAGCAATTGATTGAACAGAGGGAGCTATCGGGGGTAAAGAATTATTAGGATCACAATCTTTTAAAACATTATCTATTAATTTTAAAGTTTCTACAGCTGTAAAAATATAACTACCAATTATTGATAATACTAATGAGGAACCTCCTAATACTGATTGAAGTTTAGATAATTTTGAGTTACCATATTGATCAAAAGTAACTTTTCTAATTAATGTTTGGGCATCATTTAATAAAGTTGTTATAACACTTGGAGTTGGTAAAGCATTAGCCGGAGGAATTTTTAAAGCTAATGAGGTTGCTATTGATGCTATATCAGTAGTAGCAATTAATGATAAAGCAGTATTTAAGAAAAAAGATAATCCAGTAATAGAAACACCTAAAATTTCAATTTTATTTCCTATATTATTTAATTGGTTAACTATTAAGTCTCGTTGTTGTCTTAAAGTAGCTAATTCTAGTGGAGGAAGACATACTCCACTAGTTTGATATTTAATAACATAATCATTAATTAATTTATTTATTGAAGGTTGAATAATTGTATTTGCTTGACTTCCTAAAATATATATTAATTGTGGTAATTTAGCTGCTCCTTTAGCTTTAAGATTATCTGGAGTAGATTGTTCAATAGCTGTAGCATCAACTGTTTTTTGACTTGCTGATTTAGCTTTGGCCTCAGTAATGGCTGCTTCTTCTTGACGTTGTTGTTCTATATCTAAAGGTAAAGCCATTATACAGTATAATTATATTTAGATTTTAAAGTGTCTAAATTCGCTTGTAATGCTTGTAAAGAAGTATTTACTTGATCTGCGGCTACATTTAAGGGTAAAATTAATGTTCCTGGAGGTGTAGAGGTTAGTTTAGAACAAACAGTCATAAACCCAGATAAATTAGAAATTAATTGATTTAATAAATTAATTGTTTGATTACCTAATAATAAAGGTTCAGTAGCATTTTTAGAACCAATGTATGTATTTGTTGATTGAATTACTGTAGTAGGAGCATCAATGTTAACACTTTCAACTCCATTTAAATTTATAGATTTATTAGAACTTAATAAAATATGATCAACAGATGAATTAAATACTAAACGTCCTGATGTTATTATTATTTGATTCTCTGTATATTGAGAAGGTATAATTGGGGGATTTGTTTTATAACTAACATAAGAAGTACTAGCCGAATTTAAAGGTAGTTTTTGTGTAGAACCAAAATAAATAGATCCTAAATCAGTATTAATATCCTCAGTAATGTATGTATAACCATTTCCTTCATTTGGACCTTGACCATTTCTTATTATCATTATTGGATCACCATCCGTACCTGTAGATGACCAATCATTAGATCTATTTTTTACTGTTGAACCAAATCTAATACTATTTCCCCATCTTCCTTCGTATATTACATCACCTTCAAAAGGAGATAAAGGATTTATAGTATCTCTTTCAAAAAAAGTTTCACCTAAAAATATTTCAGTAGGTTGATCTGTTACTCTTTTTATACTACCTAATGCTGTTTGTTGATATGTTTTTTGTTGGGTTGGTGATAAATTACCTTCTAAAAAAGGAATAGCATTATGATGTGGATGATTCCAAATACTTAATATATTTAAATAATATTTAGATTTACTTGATGTAGATGCTTTAATTCCTATATCAGGTAAACTTAATATAAGTACTAATTCATTAATTAAGGGATAATTTTTTATATTAGATAATAGTGGTTTTGCTGTAAATTTATTTACTTGAGGATTAATATTAGATATATCAGCTGGGGATGATTCAATATTTACATATTCAATAGTTCCAATAGCATTATAATCATCTCCATCTAGAATAATATTAATAACCCTTCCCGTGCTTATTGTAAAACCTAGATTATTTTTTAAATTATAATCATTTTTAGTATTAAGATTTTTATTTAAAGCACCAAATCCGTAACTAGCCATTATTTATCTCCTTTTAATTCGTTCATAGCCGCAAGTAATTGCTCTTTTTCCTCATCAGAAATTGTTAATTGACCATCAGATGTAGTAGTTGCCATAGCACGTTGAGCTAAAGCGGCCATTTTGATTAAAATATCATCGTTTTTAACACTAATTTCCATATATTCTTTAATTAGGGGAACTACCAAAGTAGCATCCCCAATATCAGAAATAAGTGGTTTTAATTCAGAAATTAAAGCAGTAACCTGTTGGTCTTTTTTCTTTTGGTTATTATAGATTTCCTCTAAAACATCCGAAAATTTTTTATTC